GAGCGATCTATACATGACAGATAAACAAGACCAATTCATAGAGAACTATGTACTTACAGGGAATGCCACGAAGTCTGCTATTGCTAGTGGATACTCCCAGAAGACTGCAAAGGTTAAGGGTTCGCAACTTAAAGCTCAACTCCGACATGAGATACTTGAAGCAACTCAAAAAGTATTGGCGGACAAGATCCCGGAAGGGCTTAACTGGCTCACGGAACTTGCCAGAGAAGCAGAGAGCGAGTCTGTGCGCCTCGGAGCTATCAAGGATCTACTTGACAGGGCTGGCCTTAAACCCGTTGAACGAATCGAAACAACGACAGTTGAACAAATGTCAGACGAGGAAATCAGAAAAGAAATAGATGCTCTCACGCGACATTAGTAGAAGTTTAGAACTCCTTAGAGAACAGAAAAAAAGAATACGATTCAACAGGATAGATCAATACGATCCTTATCCTTATCAGCAGAAGTTCCACGAGACAAGCAAAGATAGTAACCAACGCTTGTTAATGGCTGCGAACCGTATAGGTAAGTCATACTGTGGTGCAGCAGAAATGTCTTTCCATCTGAGAGGGATGTACCCTGATTGGTGGAAGGGTAGGAGATACGACCAACCTATCACAGCATGGGCTGGTGGTGTATCTAACGAGACTACCAGAGATATAGTACAAGCAGAGTTATTGGGTTCCCCTGATGATCCTGACGCATTTGGCTCCGGTGCAATTCCCAAGAATTATATAATAAAGACGGAAAGAAAGCCGGGTGTACCGAATGCTAAAAGTGTTGCATTAATACGACACGTCAGCGGTGGGAACTCTTCTTTACATTTCAAAGCCTATGAGATGGGACAAGAGAAGTGGCAGGGCCGGTCTGTAGACGTTGTTTGGTTGGATGAAGAGCCAAGCAGAGACATCTACTCACAAGCGGTCACTAGGACGCTAGATAGGCGCGGTATGGTCTATATGACCTTTACCCCTGAGGCGGGTATGACTGAGACCGTAGCGGCCTTTATGAACCGTATACAGAGCGGACAGAGCCTAGTCAATGCGACATGGGATGATGCGTCTGAGAAGATTAAGTCTTTGAAGGGGCAACAGGGGCATCTATCTGAGTCTGTTATGGAGCAGATTCTATCTGCATACTCTCCACATGAGAGAGAAATGCGTAGATATGGTAGACCATCTATAGGTTCAGGGCTGATATTCCCTGTTGACGAGAGTAAAATCATTATTGATCCAATTGAAATTAAGGATCATTGGCCTAGAATAGCAGCAATTGACTTTGGTTGGGATCATCCTACAGCAGTAGTGTGGTGTGCTGTTGATAGAGATGAGGACACATTCTATGTATACGATTGTCACAGGGAGTCTAAAGCCTCTCCAGCGGTACACGCACAGACTATACGATCTAGACCTCATTTTATCCCCATTGCTTATCCCCATGATGGCAATAGACGAGATTCTATGGGTAATCCCGGTCTGGCTGATCAGTACCGTAATTTAGGTTGTAACTTTTTACTAGAGCATTTCTCTAATCCTCCAGCATTAGGGGATAACAAAGGATCTAACTCCATAGAAGAAGGACTAATGGCAATGCTGCAGTCGATGGAGGTTAGTAATTTTAAGGTATTTTCTACATTAAGCAATTGGTTTGAAGAGTTTAGAATGTATCATAGGAAGGGAGGAAAGGTAGTTCCGTTCCGCGATGATTTAATGAGCGCAACGAGGTACGCCTTCCAATCTCAACGATTCGCAGTTTCAGGTTCTGACCCTGCGTGGACACAGGATATAACATACAAGAATTATGGCATCGTCTAAAATAACAGATACAGAATTACTAGCAAGAATCCAAGGCGAGATAACAGACGCTTTAGGTTACAGTGATACAATCTCCCTGCAAAGGGAAGAAGCTATGCGGTATTACTATGCTGAGAAGTTTGGTAATGAGGTTGAAGGACGCAGCCAGTATGTTGATTCCTCAGTTATGGATACGATAGAGTGGATCAAACCTTCTCTTATGCGTGTATTTGCGTCTGGTGATGAGATGGTCAGCTTTAGTCCTGTTGGACCGGAAGATGTAGAGGCGGCAAAACAGGCTACAGACTATGTAAACTATATCTTCACTAAAGATAATCCCGGTTGGGAAATCCTATATACTTGGTTCACTGATGCCCTACTTCAAAAGAATGGTATAGTCAAATGCTGGTGGGACGAGTATGAGGATTATAACAGGGAAGAATACAACAACCTAGACGAGCAAGAGTTTAACGCTTTGCTTATGAGTCCGGGTGTAGAGATTCTAGAACACACACCGGAAGAAGGTTATCACGATGTAGTCATTACTCGTAAGGCTTACATCGGTAGGGTAAAGATTGAGAACGTAGTGCCTGATGAGTTCTTAATCTCCAGAGAGTCTAAGACAATCGAAGATGCTAGATTTGTTTGCCACAGGATAAAGAAGACCTTATCTGAGTTACGGGAAATGTACCCAGACGAAGAGTTTGACCCTATGGAATTAGCTGGTGGTCAGTATGATTTTGATACTGCCATGTGGGGTGAAGCAAGAGCGCGTTATTCATTTGATAACTCTGCTACTGATGCATTCGGTGATCAGATTAATCTAGGTAATGAGGAAGCATTAAAAGAATACTGGCTGCATGAGAGTTATCTGCGTACTGATTTCGATGGCGATGGCATTGCAGAACTAAGAAAGGTTTGCTCAGTAGGTGATTTCATTATAGAGAATGAGCCTATTGATCGTATACCTTTTGTAAGTATTACACCAGTAAAGATTCCGCATAAGTTCTTTGGTTTGTCCATTGCTGATTTAATCATGGACATCCAGCTCATCAAGAGTACATTGATGAGAAACCTCATGGACAATATGTATAACCAGAACTTTGGTAGGTATGCAGTCCTTGAAGGTCAAGCTAATCTTGATGACTTACTAACCCAGCGCCCGGGCGGTGTGGTTAGAGTTAAGAGTCCTAACGCAATTACACCCTTGGCTACTCCACAGTTAGAGCAATCATCCTTTGCTATGCTTGAGTACCTAGACAAGCTAAGAGAGTCTAGAAGCGGTGTGAATAAATACTCTCAAGGGTTGAATGAGAATGCTCTCACATCCCATACTACAGCTACAGCGGTTGCCGCAACGATGACGGCAGCGCAGTCAAGAGTAGAACTGATCGCTAGGTGCTTTGCAGAGACAGGCGTTAAAGAACTAATGCGTAATATCTACGAGCTAGTTCTAAAGAACCAAGATCATCAACGGGTTATTATGTTGAGAAATCAATGGATTCCTGTGCGTCCTGATATGTGGAAGGACAAGTATGACTGTACAGTATCTGTTGGTATCGGTAGTGGTAACAAAGATCAACAGCTTATGCACCTAACTACGATGTTAGGGTTTGCTGGTGACGCTATGCGTGGTGGATTAAAGATTGTTAGTGAGAAGAATATGTATAACATGGGTGCTGCTCTTATAAAGAATATGGGATTCCAGAATGTTGATGACTTCTTAACTGATCCAGATAGCGTTCCTCCAGAACCTAATCCACAGGAACAACTGGAACAAGCTGAGTTACAGCTTAAACAGAAAGAGCTTGAAATCAAAGCTGCAGATATACAGGTAAAACAGCGTAAGATGGAGCAAGTAGCTGCTTCAGATGCTGTAGATGCACAACTTAAAATGGCTGAACTTGCACTCGAAGCAGAGCAAGGTAGACCTGTAGCGATAGGATAATCATGGCTAAAAAGTGGATTCAGAAAGCTAAATTAAAAGAAGGAGCTTTTACAAAGAAAGCTAAAGCTGCTGGTATGGGTGTACAAGCTTATGCAAATAAGGTTCTGAAAAAGGGATCAAAAGCTACAGCTACAACTAAGCGGCAAGCTTCACTAGCTAAAACATTTAAAAAAATGGCAAGTAGGAGGAAAGGATAGTGCCGAAACTTAAAAAAGGAAAGAAGACTGTGCATTACCCTTACACTAAAGCCGGTATAGCAAGATACAAAAAAGACAAGAAAAAGACGCGTAAAGCTTAATGGCAACAATACATGAAGAGCGTGCTAATAGACTTCTTAATGATCCAATATTTAAAGAAACATTAGACACGTTAGAACAAGAACTGAAAAATACTTGGTACCATTCTGGTATCAGGGAAACTGAAGCCAGAGAACATTGCTGGCTCTCTCTGAGACTCCTTGAAAGGATTCGCACACATATTACCTCGATTGTTGAAACAGGGGAAATTGCGCGAAAAATCAAGGAATATCACATATAGGAGATTGTAAAGATGGCGGACACGCAACCAGCCCCGCAAGAGGAAGTATCCTCTAAATCGCTTCCGGGAAGTTTAGCGGAAGCAGAAGAAGCACTTCTAAGGATGATGAACCCTCCACCGGAGGATAATGAAGAGTCCGAAGAAGTACAAGCATCAGAGGAAGTAACCGATGATGAACCAGAAGCTTCTGATAACCGACAATCATCTGATGACACCGAAGCGGAAGAAGAAGATGATGAGGTAGAAGAAGAGACTGAAGAATCACCTGAAGAAGAAAAGGCTGATGACGAGTCGGAAACCGAAACTGTCTATACTGTCAGAGTTGATGGTAGGGATGTTGAGGTCACTGAAGACGAACTCATAAAAGGCTACTCTCGACAGGCAGATTATACAAAGAAAACTCAAGAGTTAGCTGAATATCGAAAACAAATGGATACAGCTGTGCAGCAAGCACAGCATGAAATCCAACAGACTCAGCAAGCTAGAGCGCAGTATGTAGATGCCGTTGAAGCGGCAATCTCTTCAAACTATGCACATCTGCAGCAATTCCAACATGTTGATTGGGAACGCTTAAAGACTGAAGATCGAGAAGAATATTTGACCAAGCGCGATGACTATAGACAAGCGCAAGAGCAAATAGCAGAACTTCAAAACCAACATAAGGCTGCTACTGAACAACAGCAAGCTGAAATGGCGGAACAGCATAAACGGATGTGGATGGAGGAACATCATAAGATGTCTCAGATCCTGCCAGAATGGAGAGATGATGAAAAGCGTATGGCAATCTCCAAAGCTATTGGGGAATATGCCATTGGACAAGGGTATACTAAAGAAGAATTAGATACTCTAGTGGATCACCGATCTATTCTTATGCTAATGAAGGCTAAGGCTTATGATGACGTTCGAGGAAAGCAACAAGCAGTTCGCTCCAAGAAAGTCAAAAATAAACCAAAGGTTGTTCGATCAAAAGCAAAGCAAGATAAGGCTCCCTCCAAAGCGCGTAAGCGTACTGCACAAATGAAGCGCCTACGAGAAACCGGCAAAGTCGATGACGCTGCCGAGGTCTTGTTTGGCATGATGCAATAACTTCTTTTGGAGAAATAATAATGGCAATCGCTAGTAACACGTCACTAACTTATAGTTCTGTGGCTATTAGAGAGGATTTGTCTGATGTAATTTATAATATCTCCCCGATGGATACACCTTTTATGTCTGGTTGTGGTAAAGAAAAAGCTGATAATACTTATTTTCAGTGGCAAACAGATTCGATTGGTGCTGGTTCTGCTAACCGCGTTATAGAGGGTGATAACGACCCTGCTGCGGTAGAACGATCTCTTCCAACTAAAGTGGGGAATTATTGTCAGATAAGTAGATATGTGGTGCAGACCTCTGGCACCGATGATTCTGTTGACTATGCTGGACATGGCAAGCATCAAGCTTACCGTTTGGCAAAGCGTGGTAAGCAGATGAAGCGTGATATGGAATTCATGTTTACGCAAAATATCGCACAGGTTGCGGGTAATGCTTCTGTTTCCCGCGCAAGTGCTGGTATTCCTGCGTGGCTTCTAACTAACTATGTTTCTATGGGCGGTTCTGGCTCTCCTGCTGGTCCTGTCGGTGGTAACGGTACTGCGGCAGCAACTGATGCTGGCTCAGTGGTTAGTATTACGGAAGCTGGGATGAAGAGTGTTATCAAGTCTTGTTATGAGAATGGTGGCAATCCTGACACGATCCTTTGCAAACCTGACATTAAGCAGGCTATTTCTGGGTTGTCTAGTCTTGGTGTTACCACGCTGAATACTGACCTTAACTCCCCTAAACCGGGTTTTGCGGTTGGTGCAGTTGATGTCTATGTTTCAGACTTTGGTAATTTTAAGATTCTCCCTGATAGGAATCAGAATAGATCACGCGATGTATTCTTCCTTGATATGGACTTCTGGGCAATCGCATGGCTGAGAGATATGCACACGATTGATTTGGCGAAAACAGGCGACTCAACCAAACAGATGCTAATTGGTGAGTATGGCTTGGTTTCAAAGAATGAAGCTGCTAGTGGTGTTCTTTCTAACTGTGATGTCTAAGTAGGTAGTTAGGGGGTGGGGAAACTCACCCCCTTTATCTAAGGGTAATTATGAAAATTGTCGATAAAGAGCTTGAGAAGATAGCTAAGAAGATGCTTGTTGGTAAGCCAGAGAAGCCAAAGAAGGAAGCAAAGAAGGTGCGTAAGTCAAATAAACAATGGCTTGAAGAAGGTGCTAAAGAAGGTAGAGGCGCTGACTTTGGCGGAGTGAAAATATATCATGTCTAAATACTTGCTTGATGATAATGGTGTAACCAAAACAGAGATGTGGTTTGATGACTTTGATAACAGCTTTAGATTTGTTGAGACTCAAGATGTTTCACGCATATTAGACGAGAACAAGCGTAAGTTTAATGACTATGGTGATTATCTTTCCACAGGGAAGAGAGGGGGCTGGCATCATACGCACTCTATACCACCTCCCATTTATCAGAAATGGAAAGAAGAGACAAAAGTTCCAGATGGAAAAGGTGGTTGGTTATACATGGTAGAACAAGACCCTAAAGTTCTTGCGTCTTACCTCAATGATCCTGACTATGCAAAATTTAGAACATCTAACACAAAATTATAGGTAATTCAATGTCTTATTCAAATATTAACAGCAATGTATTTCGTCCGGGGGTAACGCATACGCTATCTGCTACCACAACTAGCGGGGCGACTCGTACCAGTGCGTTCACAACGCAGATCAATCAAGTGATGGTTACTGTAACTGCTGCTTGTTTTGTTGAGTTTGGTGGAACTCCAACAGCATTAGTGGCATCATCGTCAT